CTGTTGACCTTGGACAGCAGACCCAAGAGCGTTATCAGCTGATCGATGGCGTCCGCGCTTTGATCACTGGTGATTGGTCATCGCATGGCGCTGGTCTTTGCCGTGAGCTGAGCCAAGAAGTTCAGCGCAGCTCTGGCATTGCTGCCACGAGTGAGCGTTCCTTCTTTGTTCCTTTCTCTGCACTGTCACAACGCGCGACTTACGTCACGTCGTCTGGTGCCGCAGGTGGAAATCTTGTTGCAACCGATCTGCTGGCTGATGACTTCATCGAAGCTCTGCGGAACTCTTCACCTGTAGTTGGCCTGGGCGTTCGCACCCTGACCGGCTTGGTTGGTGATGTTGCAATCCCTCGCCGCTCTGGTGTTTCCAGCACCTACTACCTGTCTTCTGAGACAACCGCGATCACACAGTCGGAATCTACTTTCGACCAGATCACGATGAGCCCCAAGAACCTTGCGGCTCTTTCCAAGTACAGCCGTCAGACCTTGCTTCAGGGCACACCTGGCATTGAAGAGCTTGTGCGCCGCGATTTGACCGATGGTCTTAACGCTGCTGTTGATGCTGCGATCCTGAACGGTTCCGGTTCTTCCGGTCAGCCAACAGGCATCCGCAACACTTCTGGCATTGGATCCGTTGCGATGGGAACCAACGGTGGTTCATTGACCCTTGAAAAAGTGGTTGATCTAGAAACTGCCATCACAGAGGACAACGCCTTTGGTCCAAACATGGCTTATGTCACCAACGGCAAGGTCGTTGGCGGGCTGAAGAAACTCCGCGCTGGTGGTTCAGCTGCTGGTGATGGTGCTTTCCTTTACAACTCGGATCTTTCCGCTATCGGTCGCGGCCCAACGCCTTTGACCCTCAACGGTTATCCCTTGGCAGTAACTAACGCTGTTCCTTCCAACTTGACGAAAGGAACCAGCTCCAGCGTTTGTTCTTCCTTGGTTGCTGGCGACTTTAGCCAGGCCATGATTGGTTTCTACGGCAACGGCCTGGAAATCACAGTTGGCACCGATGGAGATGATTTCTCCAAGGCACTCAGCTCAGTTCGCGGCATCATTTCATTCGATGTTGCAGTTCGCCAAGCATCGGCGTTTGCAGCGATCGAAGATATCACCACCGCTTGATGATCACAGGGGCCGGCAACGGCCCCCCTTTTTTTTATGAAAGTCACTTGCACCAAAGCAGTTATGGCAAGCGGCCAAGTCCTTGAGGCTGGTCAAAGCTATGACTTAAGCAACGCAGACGGTGAATTGCTAATCCGCATGGGTAAAGCAATCAAAGCTGACGAAACGGCTGCAGACCCTAAGCCCAAAGCAAAACGCACTCGGAAACCTAAGGCTGATGGCGCTAGCTGATTTTTTATCAGACGATCTAGGGGTCTTCCTTAATGATCCTTTTGGCGTGTCTGCAACGTCAGGCTCTACAACCGCCAAAGTCTTGTTGGATCAGCCCAGCCAGGTTTTAGCTGGTGACATGGTGTTGCATACCGACTACCAGATCACCGCCAAGGCTTCTGACTTTGGCACCCTTACAGCAGGCACCAGCATCACCGTCGATTCTGTTGCCTACACAGTGCGTGAGACACGCTTGATTGATGACGGGTTGCTTTGTGAAATCTCGCTGCAGAAGACATGACGACACTGCGCGAAAACATTCTTGAAGACATCATGAGCAGCCTGAGCGGCACCACAGGCGTGGGCGCTCGGATTTATCGCAGTCGTGTTGTTCCATTGCAGCGCGGCGAAAGCCCTGCATTGGTTGTTGAGCCTGTAAGTGATACACCGGAGCAAAACACAAGCTTGCCGACTTTGGATTGGTCGCTTGTTGTGCGTGTGTCTGTAATTGTGCGAGGTGAAAAGCCTGATGAAGTTGCCGACCCAATAGTTGAAAGCCTGCACAGCAAAATCATGGCTGATTTAACTCTTGGTGGTTATGCCATTGATGTTCAGCCGCAAGGCGTAAGTTTTGAAATGGTTGATGCAGATCAACCAGCAGGTGTAATAGGTTGCGATTATCTAGTTCGTTACCGAACTCGATTAGCTGATCTGACGCAAGGCCCTTAAGATGGAAGATGAAAACTTGGGTCAAGGGGGTGCATACCTTGTTGATCCAAAAACCGGCAAACGAAAGCTCATTGAGCGGACTCAGCCGGCTCAACCTACTAGCCCCAATTTTGAGGTTGTAACCGATGACACTGAGGACGAGTCAACGCCTATTGCTGGCGAAGATTGAAAGTAGCTACGGGTCTGACCCCACAGCTGCAGGCACTGATGCGGTTTTAGTCCGCAACATGGAAATCACTCCGCTACAGGCTGATGCTGTTGAGCGTGAGTTGATCCGTGGCTATATGGGCAACTACGACATTTTGCTCGCTAATCAGCGGGTTGAGATTTCGTTTGAGGTTGAGCTGGCAGGCTCTGGGGCTGCAGGCACAGCACCTAAATGGGATGCAATTATTCGCGCTTGTGGCAACTCGGCAACGGTGGCGGCTGGCACATCGGTCACTTATGCGCCAATTAGTGCATCATTTGAAAGTTGCACTCTTGAGTATTTCGTCGATGGAGTTCGTCACAAGTTGACTGGCTGCCGTGGCAGCTTTGCAATCACAGGCGAAGTTGGGCAGATCCCTGTGATTAATTTCACGATGACGGGATTGTTTAACGCGCCAACTGACACAGCAAACCCAAGCACAACTTACGCAAACCAAACCACGCCAGTCATTTTCAAGAACGGCAACACTACAAGCTTTACCTTGTTTAGCTACGCAGGTGCGTTGCAGTCCTTTAGCTTTGATCAGTCAAATACGACTGTTTACCGCGAACTGGTTGGTGGCACTAAAGAGGTCTTGATTACTGATCGCCGGCCTAATGGCACGATTGTGCTTGAGGCTGAGTTGCTTGCCACGCATAACTTCTTTACTGATGCCACTGGCAGCAGTACCGGGACAAACACGTTCCAGCACGGTCAATCGGCTGGCAACATTGTCACCTTCAGCGCCCCACAAACTGACCTAGGTTCACCAACCTATTCAGATTCTGACGGCATCCAGATGTTGAACTTGCCCTACAACGCAACGCCAACAACTGCAGGGAACAATGAGTACAGCATTGTTTGTACTTAATGGTGCGCTAGTCTGACGGCGAATCACCTTTTTTATGGCATTCGTCCTTAAGAAGTCAAATACTTACAAGTGGCCTGTTTCTGTGGATGTTCCTGTTGATGGGGGCAAACACGAACGGGTCACTTTTGATGTTGAGTTCAAAGACTTGACGCAGAGCAGACTCTTAGAGATTGCAGAGCTGAGTTCAGAAGGCAATTTGACGGATGTTGAGATTGCCCGTGAAGTGATGATGGGGTGGATTGGTATTGAGGACGAGGATGGCAAAGAGCTGCCGTACAGCATCACAAAACGAGATGAGCTGTTGGATGTGCCGATGATGGCAACGGCAATTGCTGGGGCTTATTTGGAAAGCAAGCAGGGAGCCAAGAGAAAAAACTAAGCGAGGCCGTTGAGTATCTGTTCAGCGGTCCCGGAGACCAAAGCCAGTTAAAGGCAGACGCCAAGGCGTTTGGGTTGGTGTTGCCTGAGGTAAAAGAAGAGCATTTTGAAGTATGGGAGGAAAATTGGCCTGCTGTTGAGATGTTCTTGCGTTGCCAAACCCAGTGGCGTACAACAATGTCTGGCGTTTGCGGGCTGGACTATACAGCTGTGCAATGGCTGTTTAAACTGTATGAAGTCAAGAATGCGCCAGCCGTGCTAGAGGACTTGCAAATCATGGAATCGGCGGCCATGAAAATTTTGAACAAGGAGAGCAAGTGATATGAATGCCAAGTTTGGGATGCTGATCAGCGCCAAAACAACTGGTGCAAACGATATAAAACGCCTTGGAAACTCCATGCAAGGAGTGCAGGGCAAGGCCAAAAACCTTGGCATGGCCGTGCGTGGCGTTGGGTTGGCGTTTAAAGGGTTGTTTGCAATCGCTGCTGTTGGCGGGATTGTTGCTCTTGGCAAGAGTGCGATTGATACCGCTGATGCGTTTGGCAAACTGAGCACTAGGACCGGAATTGCTGCTGACAAGCTGTTGGCTTATGTCAACGCCGGCAAGTTGGCTGATGTTAGTCAGAGCGATCTAGAAACAGGTCTGCGGACCTTGGCACGAACGCAGGTTGAGGCGTCAGAGGGCGTTGCGACCTATGCCGACGCATACGCAAAGCTGGGGGTAGCAGTAAAGAATCAGGACGGCACTCTTAAGGACTCTGATCAGCTGCTTTCTGACATTGCAGATAGGTTCCAAGATTTGCCCAATGGTCCTGAGAAAGCTGCTGTTGCAATGGACATTTTTGGCCGCTCTGGTCAAAAAATGATCACGCTGTTAAACGGTGGCTCAGAAGCTTTGGATGAGTTTGGTTTCGAGTTGAGTGAAAACTTTGCCCAAAACTCTGAAACGTTCAACGACAACCTGACAAAGGTTGGCATTGAAATGGACAGGTTAAAGATGCAAATTTTGGATGATTTGCTGCCTGGTCTGATTGATTTGTCAGAAGGATTTATTGACTTGACGAAGACCATTCGTGATGGGGCAGATGCGTTTGCCAAGTTTTTTGGGATTGGCGATGAGGCCATGATTCAAAAAAATACTCTTTTGATTCAAGGCACTAACAAAGCTTTGGCTCAATAC